CACATCATCCCCCCCGCCAAACCATTATAGAAATCAGCACACCGATCTGTGCGCGCATTCTGTCGATCAAGCGCCTGCCGTTCCCGCTTGAGCACTGATTTAGCTTCCGCCCCATCGATCAACGGCGCGTGGTCTTCTTTCTTGCGGCAATCATCCGGGTATGAAGGCAATTGCCGTTCAGCTTGCCCTCGTCCCGCCTGTTCAGCCGCTTCCTGCAAAAGCCTGTTACCTGCGCAGGAACTCAATATCATCGCGATTAAGCAGGCAAACCCGCCCCGCATCAGTAAGCCGCTTCTCATAGTCGGCAATCTCCTGTTCCGTTTGTTCAATGCGTGCGGCTTCAGCTGTGCGTGCGTTGCGCAGCTGCACTTGATAGGCTTCGATAACGAGATCATTGGCACGCCTGAGCGATTTGAGCTGGTCGAGTTCAGCCTTTAAGGCCAGCGCCTGAAACTCGGGCACCAGCCCTTTTTTCGCCTGCCCCTCGAACGCGGCCCCAATATATGGAATGTTCTTAAGCACCGGGACGCCGTTGTAATAGATGGATGCAAGGACGATCCCGATTGCAACGCCCGCAGTCACCTTAATTGCATCGAGGATCTGGCTCATTTCAAACCAGCCAGACAAAGTTCAAGCTCACCGATGCGTTGCGCGTCGCCCAGCTCGCGCCGCTTGCGCAGACCTTCCACAACCTTGCCGCCAGCACGATTGAATGCCGTCATGGCGTTGCAGGCCATACGCCATTGCTTTTCCGTCATACGCCTAGCGGCAGTCGATTTGCAGGCAGCGCCGGTACCGATGTTGTATGAGAGATCGAGCATCGACGCTTGCACGCTGATAGGAGCCTGATCAAAGGTCCAGATGCATTTGCGAAGCGGCTGTCGGAAATCTGTTTCCAGCCGCCTGATTAGCATCTCCTGACACTGTTTATCGGTGTAGCTGTCGCCTTTTTTGACGCCTTTGGTTTCACCCAAGCACACTGTCCAGACCTTGCCGAGCTTGTCGTAATAGGCATGGTTTTCCATACCCTCCCACGGCGCTGTCAGATATGTTGCAGTCAAGGCAACCAAGCCAAGACCAGACGCCAAAACCGCCTTAGCACGTTTACTCATCGCGAAAATCCTTCTGTGATTTAATGCGCATGACAAAGGCCAGCACCGTCACGACGAAGGTGAGAGCTGCAAATGCGCCTGTTGGGATGGGGAAAGCGTCACCCAGATAGGGCAACACAACTTCAAGGCCGGACAGAATTGCAGCGGCCAGCAGCAAGCGGATGCTCCACGCATAGCGAAGCACCCGCCGCCAATCGGTGACAAGTTTCATACTGATGCTTTCAATGAAACAATTCAGGCAGGCTTAAGCCCTGCCAATACCGAAACCGCCGGGCATGGATCCGGAAGACGACGAGGGTGTCGGGCTTGGGATCTCTGGCGTCTTTGATCCGTTTTTACTCGGCAGCTTACTGGGAGCCTTGTTTGTGGACTTCTCGCCGGTATTAGCCGACGCGATTGGCTTAAGCTTTGCAGTTATTTCGGTGACGTAACCACTCTTGGAAATGCGATGGACAGCAGTTTCAATGGTGAATTCCACGCCGTCGACTTCTGGTCGCACGCCCGAATAGGAGAATGGAGCACCGGCTCGAATGGCTGGATTGCCAAAAACTGCGACCGTTGTTGTCACAGTTTCCGACTTTAAATTTTCTGCCTTCGATTTAGCTGCCCGTTTTGCCTCATCTTCGTTGGCAAAATTGTCTTTGATTGTGAAATCGGCAGTACCTTCATCGTCGCTATCTTCTTCAATTTCGACGGTTTCGGCGGTCAGACGGTCGCGGGTTTTAGCTTTAACTTTGCGGACCTTCTTTCGATACGCATAATTAATGCGGCAAGTTCCGGCAATAATATCATTTGGCCCCACAACAATGGCGGTTAGATCTTTACCGCTGGCAGACTTGCCGCTGCCTCGCTTTGTGAAAACCAGCCTGCCGTCCTTCACCGAAAACAAAGCGCCGTGAAGGCGGGCAAGGCGCTCTGCAACATGAAGGTCGCTTTCTCCCTGTTGTCCAAACCAACTATATTTATGACTAGAGACGCTCTCATCGATCACAGGGGAAAGGCCGTTATCGGCGGCGATATCGCGGAGAATGTCACCGACGGTTTTGTCGTCCCAATGCCGGGTCCGGCTTTGCTTCAACTGGTCGCGGACATTTGCGCCACGCCCTTTGATAGACATACCATAAGGAAGGCAGCGGATTTCAGGTTCATCGATTGTGTAAGAGCCAAACGGAATTACGCCGGTTTTTTTGTAACCGAGCGAAGCCTCAATCGTGTCACCCTTCTTCGGGATCGCAGCAAACGGGTGCCCGTCGTTGAGATCGACGTCGATGCTATCCGACCCGACGCCCTCTTTATCTGTGATCGTCAATGAGATAAGGCGGTCAATCATGATCGAGGCGACCGGATTGCCGTTCACCTTGATTTCGAATGCGGGAGTTTGCATGTTCACACCATGGAGGGCTTGCTATGGAAGCAAACAAGGGGATTCATGGGAGTAATTGGAAACAGGGAGGGGCTGTAATCGTCTTAGGCATTGCAGCAATGTGGCTTGTGCCAAGCATCTTGTTTGGAAGCGACGGCGGTCCGTATGACTGCAAAGCGCTCATTCCGGAGGTCGTCAAACTATCGACCGACAACCCAAACCCGCTAACAAACGTTAAGCTATTAGATATCTCTGCCCCGAAAACCATTATCGCGGGAACGTCCAAGACAATCAAATGCGAAGGACGTGGATTTTTAAGTGACGGCACCGAACAAGATATTCGATACCGTATAATACAGAAGAACGATAAGCCTTGGCTTTTCTTCGAGCCTGTTGACCCCTAATCCCAAAGCGAAATGATTGACGGTGTTGCGTCTGCCCTCGTTAATTCGGGCAGACGTATCACCGTTCCGAGCGGCAATCTGTGGGGCAAATCTGCAAGTCCTGGATTGGCTTCAAGAACTTGCTCAACGTAGCCGCTTTCGTCGCCGTACTCCTTCCGACAGATCATATCGAGCATTTCGCCTTGGATGGTAGTGTAAGCACGACTCATAACATCACCCGAACAATGTTTGGACGATTGAAACCGGCGAGAAGTTCCCGCCGGAATATCGTTTCAATTGTATACGAAAGACGTCCTTTCGGGGCATGCCGTTGGCGTCGTGGTATGATTGATCTTCGCTCACACCTTCAACGACATGCATTCCGTAGACGTTCCCAGTCAGCGTAATAAGCGGCAAAACCGTTCCCGTAATTGCGGCCTGTCGCAACTGTTCGAGCGTGGTTAGTCCACCGAACTCATGCGGGAAAAGAACACCTTCAATAGTGGTCGTGTCACTATCGCCGCCGGTCCACTGTAGGCGGTTCAAGCCGCCCACAGTCTGAATGTCAGCCCATTTTGTCGACAGCTCGCGCCTGACGCCCGTATATCCAAATTCCAACGATTGGAACATAAACGGGCCGAGACACATTGGAGTTGACATTACATTCCTCCATCAGAATATGCGCCATTCGATGCCGCTTGCAATTTGGCTGATATAGCGTTTGCGACTGCCGCGCCAATCTCAGCCGGTAAAGCGTTTGTTATTGCATGTACGACGACCTGAATATTTGAAGGTGCAGGCGGATTGGTCACTCGAACATCTTGCGTACCACTCGGCACTGTTTGCACAGCTGAAGCGACAGTTACTGGCGGACTCCCGACGATGTTGACGTTCTCTGGTCCCGAACTTGCAGGTGATCGGTATTTGCTGACATCTATAGCCATAGCTTCTTTGAACGACGGGCGCTTGCCGTCTTGTTCGCCAAACCAGAAAGTCGGATCCCATAGAGCTGCGATGCCTCTATTGTGAGTTGCGTTGAAATCTGCCGCTTTCTTCTTTTGCTCGTCGGTGTGCACACGATCATTTAGAGCATTAAGCCCTGATTGAATTGCATACTCGCCAATCTTCTCGGCAACCAACGCAACCGCGCCGCCGCGAGCGAAGGATTTCCATCCACCCCCAACGGCAGTGCTCGTCACACCCGAACCCGGCTTGCCCCCTCCCGGAGGCGCTCCACTTGGAGCACCTGCTTTGGGGGTGCCGCTGCCTAGGCCTGCCACTTTCGCGATTGGACCGGCAACAGCCAACAGGCCCGCCCCAATCATAACCCAGTCAACAGTTGAGAGCTTCATCAAATTATCGGCAAACGCACCGATGCTATCAGCACCTTTTACAGCATTGATTAATTCCGCAGCCGCAAAGGCAACTGTAGTGATCCTGCCAATCGGTGAAAGCATGAGAGCGACCGCTCCCGCAGCAATGCCCATAAGCCCGCGTCCAACCAGACCGATTGCGAGAGCGCTACCTACGGTCATGCTTCCGGACATTCTGTCAAATGCAGATCCAAGACTAGTCATAGCCCCGGATATATCACCCGCTCCGATATCGCTAACAAAGGACTTAATATCCGAGCCAATTTTTCGAGCGTGGTTTGAAAGCTTTGCAAGGTCCACCATGCGCTGATCAAATGCGCTGGTATCGCCTTCAAATGCCTTGCCGAACAGAATGTCGCCAAGATCGTTGACCATCTCACGGACGCCGCCAGTTCCGCCATAACCCAAGCCGCTCACAAGCCCAGTGAGCGACATTTGAATTTTGTCGATCACTCCCACACGCTTGTCGAGAGTGTCGACCACATCACCGACGCCGAGTGAAAACTCTTTCAGGGTTGGTAACCATGTGTCACCGTACTTGATACCGCGCGCACTCAGCTTATTTCCGAGAAGTTCAAGGACGTTGGCCGCAGTGTCTGCCCGGATCATGTACTCCTGAAATGCTGATCCTGCGTAATCAGCCTCCCGACCCACAAGCCCCAGCTGTCGCCGCAGCTCTTTCGTATCGCTGATGACAGGCATCAAGGCGCGAGCTTCTTCGCCGAAGAGAGCAAACGCATTAGTTGCCCGTTCCCATTCCGGGAGCTTTCCTATTGCGTCCAGCACCTTGAGAGTGGTCTTTACGGCATTTTTCTGCATGTCCTTGGCCGCTGCCTTAGGCGACATGCCTATCCGTGCCCAAGCCGCGCGAGCCGCCTTAGCGGTATTGTCGCCCTTAGTGAGCGCCTTGCCCATATTACGAAATGATGTGGCAGCGACTTCGGTTTCCGCACCCATGGCGACCATAGCGCCACCGAACGCAAGCGTTTCTGTTGCCGAAAAGCCAAACATTTTACCGGTTGCCGCAACGCGCTTTGAGAAGTCGACGAGATCCGGAGCCTTCGCGGCGGTATTGTTGCCTAAGTGGTTGATGGCATCAGCATAAAGCCCAACCCCATCAACCGACAAATTGAGCTGCGTTTTAATTTTGGCGAGAGCGTCGGACGTATCTTTCTCGCTTGTTTCCCAAGCTACCGATACTTTCGCCACCTGTTCAGTGAATTTCCCCAGTTCTTCGTATGGAATATTCGACTGTCCGGCAGCTGCCATAATATCTGAAAGGCCCTTGACCGAAGTCGGGATCACTTTCGACATTTCGACAATTTCATTTCTCAGAACAGCGATCTGCGCCGGAGTGCCATCAACAACTTTGCGGACGTCGGCGAATGCCTCTTCGAATTTGATCGCGGCACCGACCGTGCCCCCTATTCCTTCGCGCAGACCGACATAACCAGCACCGATTGCAACGAGGTTGCGAACCGATCCAGCAGCTGAAAAGCCGCCCGGCCCCCGCAAGAGGGCCGAACTGGCGCGAGAAGCACGGGAATGTAGACGATCAAGATCCGCTCCGATAACACGCGCTGGGCCTGAGATCTTATTAACGAGCGAAACTATCAGTTTTGAAACAAGCGTACCCATCACGCACCCGGTTTTTTTGGTTTTTGAGGCTTGGATAGTTCAACGACCTCGTCGTGCCACCGGACGGCTTCTTCTGGTGGCATTTCAAGGAACGTCGACAAGGGTGTGAAAAGTGACTGACTAAGCCAGATGGCTAGTCGTCGCCATCCGAACTTTCCGTGTTCAAGAAAGGGCGCATTGCTTCGGCACACTTCCTGTAATCAGTCAGAGACAGGGCGTGCACTTCTGGAACGGTCGCACCGGAGAGCTGCGCGATCATTACAGCTGTATAACCGTTATCGCCCGTACCCTTTGCAGCTGTTTCGACCCGAACCAGATCGCCTAGGACCGGCTCACGAAACGACAGTTTGTCTGTTTCCTTTCCTGCAAGGGTGTAGGACTTGGAAAGCTGGAGTGTGGTTTCATTGCTCATGAGTTATCGGGACCTTAGACCAAAAGTGCGTTGCGGATGGGTTGGGTGACGGAAGAGCCGCCGACCGAAACATCGAAAGGCGACATTTCCAGAATGGTGCGACCTTCGACTTCGAGGCGATAATAGCGAACGGTGATTCCGTAGTCGTTCTCGGCCATATCGCCGGGCTTCCAAGAACCGTGATCGTTCTTCATGAGACGCCCACGAATATAGCCCGTGGCGTTAACGACCGTGCCGTCTTCATGCGCAAGCGCACCCGTGATCATAAATTCACGCTCTTGCCCGACGGCTAGGCCAAACAACTGAATGACCTGCGGATCGAAGCCGCTCATCTTGAAGCCGCTTTCAAGCTTCTCGTAGCCCAAAGGCACGTCAATCGGCATGATCATGCCCGCATTGCGCAATTCTTCGAGCTTTTCGGTTGGCACAGGCAGCGTGACTTCGCTCGCCTGTCCGATGAGTGAAACGCGGTTTGCAAAGATCGTGCAATTCCGCAGGATATAACGAGGCATGTCAGACATGGCCTAACCTCTTAATCGTTGAAACTTTAATGATGGAGCGAATGAGGAACAGCGTTAGCCGTATGTGCCGTCGCCGATTTCCTGTGCAACCTGATTGAGCAGCAGTTCGTAGCTGACGACATTTCGATGTGAAGTGATCTGAATATCGGTCATCGGTGCAGGAGGCTCAAACTTCACGCCAAGCTTGACGATGCCCTGTGCCATATCGTTGTCGGTATTGGTTTCGAGCAACCAGACGTCATGCCCCGGCAGGATCGCACCTTCAAGTTCCATGGTACGAAGGAAAGCACGACCGCTTTCGACAAGGAACTTGAGGTTAGCCCGTGTGAAAGGCTTATCGACAAATTCCAGATATGCCTTTTCAAGCGCTTCATTGATCGCGTCAGCGGTGCGGCGAACTGGAATGAACTGCCACAATAGGTCTGACGCGCACGTCCAAACGCCCCACAAACGGAAACCCGTACCATCAATATTGACGATAGTGTTGATACGGTTTTCGTTGAGATAGTTAGACTGATCGCCGTATTCAATCGGGCGGTTAACCCCGACGATGCCACTAACCGGAACGTTGGAACCAGCCCAATGGAAACCTTGCTCAAGGTCCATTTTAGCTTGCTGCCCGACGAAAATCGAGGAAGACGGTGTCGGTACGTTCGCAGCGAGATCAGTGTCAAACTTTAGAACCTTCGGATCACAAACTACGACGCGTGCCGAATTGATCAGGCTGCGGTACTGGACTGCGGCTTGATCGGTCGTATCGGGACCGTCAACATAGGCCAGCGCCTTTAGAGAGTCTGCAACTGTCGCCAGCTCCGCCACAACAGGATTGATAACAGATCCGATGTTTCCGGTTGCCGCAGCGCCCTTGGCACCCTCGCCGCCTGTGATTGTCACAGTCACTGGCATACTGTAGCCATAGCCAGCCTTGCGAACGATAACAGATCTAATTGCGCCCTCATTGACGACAGCTTCCGCGACTGCCCCGGTGCCGGTCCCGCCAGAAATTGTTACCGTCGTCGTTGCCTGTGCATAACCATTTCCGCCAGCAGTAACATTCACCGATGCAATGCCGTCTGCCGGCGACGTCTGTGTGAAGCCGGGAGCGATTAGCAGCTTCGGCTTATAAAGGCCGTCCGATACCGCACGACGAAAAGCGTGAACACCGGAGAATGCCGCGCGATTACCGACAAGGTTTGCCCAAGTCTCAGTGGTAGTTTCACCCTCTTCGACCCGAACAACAACAATAGGACAAGCGACCTGCGCTTGAACAAGGTCAATCGCACGCTTCAACGTGCCATCATAACCCATGCTGATTGCATCTTGCGGACGCAGGATCTGCGCCGGTTTATTCAACGGGAAAAGAAGTGGATCGACGCTCTTTGCAGTGCCAATGATACCAACTACCGCAGTACGTCCGATCCGAACAAGTATCGGGGTTTCTGCACTCTCAAAAACACGTGTGCCGTGGTGAAATGGAACGGTTGCCATTGCGTCTTGCTCCTTTGCTATGGCGCGTAAAAACACCAAAGTCCGGCTCCATAAGCCGGGCTTGGATGCAAAAACTAAGTTGTGAGATTTGGTTAGAGCTTCGAAGCCTCTCGCCAGAATTCGTCTTTTTGTTCGACCGTCCATCCGAGCGCGAGGCGAACGGTATCGCTTAACGGGTGCAGGCGATTGAAGTTCTGCGCACCGATAATGAACATTTGCGCTTCAAACTGATCGTCTTCGGTCGGTAGCTGGTCGATAATCGCTTGCAGAGGCGCGGGGATAGCGCCGCTTTGGAGTGCCGCCAATGCTTCCTGACGGCTGATGATCCCAAGCACCGCGAGATACTGGAAGAACTGGCGGCGGCTGATTTCGTCGGGTACGGGTTCCGGCTGCGGCTCTGGGTCCTTGTATGGAAGGATAGGCCCATACCTACCGGCCATAGCATCATCCCATAGTTTGCGGCCTTCCCCGGTATCGTAACCTTCGTGAATGGTCACAGGGATTGTGCCAATGTCCGAGGTGAGTACGGTCGCATCAAGTAACGAGTGATCTGCGCGAGACCATTTAAGGCCTACCACATCTAGTATGTTCATTAGGCGATCCTTTTCCACACTGTTGCGTAGTTGCCGGAACCGACGCCGCAACTCACCCAAGAACCACCGGGGGAACCACCCTGAACGTTGCTACTGTTGGACCACTGAAGTAGCGATCCAGCAAGCACACTGCCCGGTGGAAATGAGGCCAGTTGGTTAGCTCGCATCATGGCGAAACCACCAACAGGCACGGTTTCCGACAAGAGGTAATCTCTTGTCCGCCAATATGCTCTGTCTTCAGTATAGACTTTGGCTTGGTATAAGCGGTCATCCGCAAACTCTCGAGCTCGTAGTTCAATTCGAGCATGGATTGCGGTGTAAGCATCGGCAGCTCCCCAGTTCTGCCAGATTGTGCCGACGATATTGCCATTAGTTTGAAATTGGGCGCCCGCCGCAAAAAGTACGCCGTCAGCTATGAAATTACCGTTCTTGCCGTCAAACGTCCAAGTCTTCTGTGCTTGGCCATCGTTATGCATGTGAATGAGCTGGTAACTCGTCGCCTGCGCATTAGTACCGAGATTGATAACCCCCTGTGTCCATACTCCGCCCCATGCACTGGTATTGTAAGTTGCGTTTAAAACCGGAGAATAGGTGTTGCCAATAGTGGTCGTCTGAGCCTTGAACGGAACGCGACGTTTAGGAACGCTCGCATACGACCCTCCAGCACTGTCAGCCCAAAAGCTCGCAAGCCAATCTTCACTTGGCGTGGCGGCTATTCCGCCGAGAGAGCCTGTGAGAATGTCGCCAGCTTTCTTGATAAACACAGCGGACAGTGCTGCCTTTATGTTCGCCCATGTCGCTTTGAACATGGTGGTGCCGCCACCGGCAGCAACACCAGTGAAGAAGTCGCCGTCGTCAGGTGTAGACTTGGCGTTAGCGCCAGCGATTGCAGCGCCAACGGTAGCTGTTGTGGTCAGCGCGGGGAGTTGCGCTGTAGGCACCTTGCCTCCGCTGTCGAGGGAGGCGACGCCACCGGCGGCACCTCTATCCACGGTTCCAAGTGCGTCAATGTTTGAGCGTCCTTGCGCTCGTTGCGCAAGGTTAAAGTTCGTTGCAGCGTCGACACGCACACGAACACCCAACGCGTCGCCGACGGTTTTGGCAAAGTTAGGATCGTTCCCTAGAGCGTCCGCCAGTTCCTTTAACGTGTCGAGGGCCGTGTCGGCTCCGCTTAGGAGATCATCGACCGCCTTTTTGATCGCTTGCGCAACCTCTTGAGCGGTCATACCATCGGTGATGCCATAACCGCCGAGCGTGGTCGGCCTATTCTCCAAATCAGCAAACTTGTGCGTGTGATTGCTGTAGGAAGTTTCGAACGACCTGATTTTGGCATCAATTGCAACCAGAGAGGTCGCTATTTTAGTGACCTCATTAATCTGGATGCCTTTAGGTGACGGCAAAGGCCAATCGTAATTTGCCGTATTAGCCATCTATCACACCTTTGAAAGTAGCATGCGAACGGCCGAGATTTCCGGCCGCGCAGCTGGCGTGCCGGTAATCGTTATCAGCGTTCGCGCATCGAGGTTAGCCGCCGGATAGGCGGAGCGGATAAAAGTTTGCTCAACTAGGCCGTCGCCGAGTTGGGTGGCGCTCGAAACCGCAACGTTCGGGTAATCACCCGGCATTCCGATTTGAACCGCTGCTGACGATCCGGCAGGCAAGCGCGCATCCAGTGTGACCAGAACGCGGTTGGTATCTGCGGCGTCGATGGCTCGCGTCGCATAGTTCGCAGTCGTCTGTATCTCGCCCTCGATAATCTGGATATCGGGGAACAAGAACGGCGTAACGCGTTCTGTGCCACGCAAGATCGCCTCGACTTGAATATCCTCATTCTGGATATACTCGTCGAACCGGATCGTTTGCGATGGTGCCGACGTGATCGTTTCACCGCTCGCGCGACGAAGCCTGATCGACACGTCGACCGAAGGGTCTGGATATTCGACACCGGCGCGAATGATGACGTCCGACATTTTATTCGCTTTGAAAGTGCCGATAGGGATAACCCGCTCAACAGGATCAAACCGACAGCCGATCATTTCAAACCAAAGGTCCGCTTCGTTGTGAACCGTCCATGTCGAAGCGTTCGACGAGGACAGCAGCACACCAACGGTAAACGGCTGCTCGGAAATAACCGCCTGGGTATCGATATCGATATTGCCAATCTCGGCAATGAACAAGGAGTGTTCGCCATCGTCTGTCAGAGCGACGAATGCAAATTCCCGACCACCTTGCAGGAAAACCGGGAAATTGAAACGTGACGTAAAGACTTCGCCTTCCACCAAGTCAGTGCCGGGGACAAACGCTTCGGCCAGAACCGTTTGCGTTGGCATTCCGATTTCGACCGTCCGCAGCTGTACCGCAATCGAATTGCTTCGAGAGCCGATCTTTGCGCACATCAGTCGGATGCCCGATAAGCACCACGATTGAGCCAGCGTGAACGTCTGTGCAAGCGGATCGTGACCGGTTCCACCTCCACCCCCTCGACCTTCACGGTTTGCAACAGGTGTCGCATTGTTCGCAGCAACATTCGTTACGTTGGTGACGTTCGTCACATTGTTGATAACGGTGTTGTTGACCACCGGCTGCGGCATCGTTTCGGTTGTCGTTTCAAGCGACGACGTCAGACGATATTCCTCGACCGTGATCGAGCCACGTCCGACATAGGTGCAACCCGCTTCGGTTCCGGCAGAACCTTGGAAGTAGATCGACTTCGATCCCGCCGGAATATTCGCCGGAGTGGTGAAGTGCCCTGTTATGACGCCATCTTCATCCGCAGGGCCAGACACCGTCGGGGTGACTTCAACACCATCGAACTCAACAACCAACAAGTTTTCATTCTCGATGAAGCCTTCCAGACGGAAATTGACGTCCCGCTGCCGGATAAATTCAGCATTGACTACGCGCTCGCTGACTTTCTCGACCCGTTGTTCAAGTGAGATACCGCTGATGAACTCACCTTCACCGGCTTCAAAAGCCTGCGTTTCAGGTGAAGTCCAAACGGTTTGTTTGTCGGTCCATACGTCTGTCGACGGTTCAACGCTTGCCCGGCCAGGCATCGGCGTAAACGTCTGATATGGATTGATCTTCATTGCCTTGCTTCGCCTTGGCTGGCGAATGACGGCAACTTCCGAAAATTCCAGATGACGAATACCGACAAAGGCCGGGAACTCATGCAGGCGGGCATAGATCGGCAGTGTCATCTTGCCACCGAATACCGCTGCCGTCTGCGCAATGCCCTGATCGCGCATCGCATCATTGCGAAGCGGATCAACGAAAAGGCCACGTTTCGCGCCAACTTCACGAGCGGACACGTCATTCTTAAGACGTTCCTGCGCGACGAGGTCGTAAACATCGAGGAGCATTGTGCGTATGTCCTGAATTTCGTCATACGGCACGTTGCGAACGCCGGTGTTTTCGACGAATGGCTTTTGCCCCCAATCGTTCGATACACGGGCAAGCTCGATCATGCTGTCCGATATAATCGGCGGGCGCGGGCGCGACACGGCAGACGTGCCCGTCACGTAGACCATTGTGCCGGTCGTATCCATGCAAACGGCATCAATGCGCGGGAGCTTGTAAGCGTAGTCGATCAGAACATTGGTATCCTTGGCGGCTCCGGTCACTTTGACGGTGTCGCGCGTGACCTCGTCGGGCTGGATATTTTCGTTGTACCGATACTTGACGGTATAGGTCGTACCGGGAGCGGGTTCCGCTCCGGAGGGCGACCAGTCGATTTGCCCCTGAGAAAGCAACCAGCTTGAAGGCGACTTGTAGACGTTATCACCCTGCTTGATTTCGAGGATCGCAGTCACCGAAGGGTGAGCGAGCGGATCAACAGCGCCGGAGAACGGCCCGTGCAGAACGCTTTCGGTGATTTCCTTTTCAACGGTGACACGCCGGACCTTATCGATTGGCGCTTTCGATACCTTGAAGGTCTGTGTTCCGCGGGTCGCCCCGGTAAACGGGTGCGGCTCCGCATCAACATTGCGCAGGTCCGGCTTTTCATCGACCTCGAAAGGCAAGGACTGGCGGCGGCTGATCCGCCGACCGTTGACATAGGCCGTTCCTTCGGAAACCGAAAAACCCTGTTTCCCGTTTGCCTTCGGTCCGAGTGCCGTAATCAGAAATCCATCAAAGACGAATGAGCCATTGCTCTCGCGCGAATAGCCTTCAATCGCTTTGTAGATTTCCGAGAAATCAACATTCGTCGACGTAGTGAGAATAACCCCGTCGCGCACCTGATAGACGGAAACGAGCGGCTTGGGATCGCCGTCCTGTGAGTGTCCCCACAGCACTGTGATCTCGACCCGGCTTGGCCCTTCTTCCATGTAAGCTTCTGTGCCGGGGATAGAGCCTTTCAAATCGACGTCGACAACGTCAGTTATCAGGAGTTCCGTGCTCCGGATGCCGATTGTCAGGTCGCCTTTGTTTGGAAGAACAAAGGTTGCATCCGGAACGTCGTGGACAATGCCTTCCATATAGATCGGGCAGGCTGGCAAGCGCACCCGGATATGGTCGTCGTCTACGCTCTCGACGACGGGGTCTTGACCGTCCATTACGCGACCATCTTGCAGGATGTAATCAAAGCCCCTGCGCATATGGTCGATGTTCATCGACTGCATTTCGTTCAAATCAGCGGATTGAAGATAGATACCCTTCTTATCTCTGCCGGTGTCCTGAAATGCTATCGCGTGACGGCGGAGCGAACGATCGAACCTGTCGCCGTA